CTTTCAAATCTTTGTTGTAACAAATCAGTTCTGATTTCATCGTCTGAGAAATTAAATATATGTTTTTTAGCCCACGTTGATGAGGTTGCTGAAATACCATTTCCTGGGTCTGCAACCAAATCTTTATATAATAGTACTTTTTCTTTCCAAACATCAATTTTTAACAAATCAGACTGTGTTGATGGATTTGAAAGACCTAATGTAAAATTTGAAATTTCGTCTTCAAACCCCAATAAAAATAAATGTACAATGGCGATTTTATTTAATTCGGCCAGCATACATTTTTGTATTCTATTTATTGTTCGCGCAAAACGAATATCCTGCAAAGACAAGTTTTTTCCATCACCAACAACTTCTTCAAAACCCAAAAATGCTTTAGGTACGCGAAGAGCGGTTAATAATTTTTTCTGAATATATTCAATATCGGCAATTTCTGATAAATTTTGAGCACCTGGCAATGTTTCAATTGGTGATGGTGTTGCCGGGTCTCTAACAGGAATAAAGTAATCTTGGTCAACCGCCATCTGATTAAATCTTAAATCAACATTACCTGTTTTTTGGTCCACAACCTGCTGTCTTTTAAATTTATCGGCAACACGGTTTACATATGCTTCAACATCCTCATCATTCATGTTTCCAACAAATACTTTGAAAACTCTTCTTTCGGGTGCTCTTGATGTTCTATAAATCATCATCGCGTCTTCAGAAAGTAATAATTGTTTCCAAATTCTTCTAGCTTTATCAAGCATTGAAGTTCCGTAAGGAAGTTTTCTATCATCCCCTAATAGTCTAAAGTGAGCAACTTCCCAAGTTTGGAAAGTCATATTTTTTTGTTTCCATTGGAATGTTAGACCCTTTTTAGCTTCTTTTTTTCCTAAGTCAACTGTTTGAGTATCAGTAGTTCCAATCTCATGTCTCTCTATTTCAATGTTTGGTAATTGTTGACAACCCACAATACCCTTTTCAGGGTCTAATTTTAGATAAATAAAATTATCTCCAAATTTACAAACATTCCTTGTCCACATTGATAAATTTGTGTTTATATCCAAAGTGTTATTAAATAAATCGGCTAAAACTGACTTAATTCTTTTTGACTCTGAATATATTTGTAACATATATCCGTCTTCATTTACTGTTGTAGATTCTTCCGAATAAATGTCTAGTGCTGCAGCAATCTCAGGAGTATACTCCATACTTTCGTAATCATAAGTCGCAGAAAGTCTTGTTGGTTCATAATAAATTGCTTGTGAATATAAGTTATTCTCAACCTTTGCCCATTGATTTGCAAGGTAATAACTTTGCTGAGCTTGTAACTTTTCTCTTTCGTATTCTGATTTATCTTGAGTTCTTAAAAGTTCTTTTTTGTCAAATTTGAATGTAGGGTAGTCTTGACCCAATAATGAATTAGGTCCGAATGCTTTTCCTAACCTTTGCCAAACCGTTAAATTATTTTCTGCCATGATATAAATTTAGATTTATGCTTGATAATATAAATAGTTATCATTAAAAGAACAACCATCTATATTTTTCATAATCACTTCTACTAGGTCCTTGATTAGGAAAATATTGTCTTTTTGCGTCTGTTTGTGATATCATTGGATTAAAAAACTGGGAAGAATTTTTATTTTCATTTACAGAAACAGACCATGAATCTATCATAGCCTTTGTGTGATTCAAATTTTTAGTTAATTGTTGGAATGATTTTTCCGCCACATAGGTTGCCATTGATAATCCCATAATACAATCATCATGGTGTCCTTTTTGGTGGTCGGGTCTTCCGTTAATATAAACAAAAGTATTCATTTCGTTATATAATCTATGAGACCTGACCTTAAATCCATGTCTTACCGCCTCTTCAAAAGATGCAATAATTTGAACACGTTTACTATTAAAATTAATTCCTGGTATTTTCTCATTTATCTTTGGGTCCCATTTCCATTTATTTGAAGTATCGGTAGTATTATCAATGTATAATCCCTTATAGTTAAGTTCTTGTAATTTTCTTGCAGTTGCAACTCCCATTCCTCCTGTTAAATCAACAACACAAAACGCATCATACATTGTACCCCACTTATATGCAATTTCTGCAACTACATCAGGAGGGACTTTGGCAACGTATTCAAGAACTTGTTCATTCTCATCAAAGTCTATTATCTCAATACAAGAAAAATCTTCAGAATCACCTCTTGACACATCCACACCCATAACGTATTTATGTCCAACTATAGGTTCTTTCCATATCCATAACGCATTACCCATAAGTTTTGCACCAGGTTCTTGCAAAGTATTTTGAGCAATACTTTGTAGTATTTCAGATTCAAATACATTATCACCTGAACCTAAGAAATTACACTCCAACTCCTGAGCCACTTTTCTCCTATCGTATTTGAGTTTTTTAACCATCCCTTCAAACCATGAAGAACAAGGTTTGTATCCTTGTTTAATGTATTCTGTTACAATAGAATGGTCTCTTTCGTATGGATTATCTACAGGTAAATTAATTACTACATCAGTAGAATATTCTTCTTTATTAAGTAAGAAATGAACCAAATCATTTGTTTTAACCATATACAAATCTCTTGTATATCTTGGGTCACGATACCAAAACATTTCAGATATTTTAAAATCATTCATGTTTCTTAACGCTTGGTCATAAATCTCATAGTATATTGCATCATACCCATTTGGTGTGGATACAACAATAACTTTACCACCCGTAGAAAGTGATGCCATACACGCAGACCAGAAATCTCCGTCTGCATCAATGAACGCCGCCTCATCAAAGATAAGAATAGTAGGGGTATATCCCCTCAAGGCATCTTTTGATGTTGCAACCGCTTTGACTTCACAATCATTAGTTAACTTAAAATGTCTTTGTGCGTTTTTTTCTTGTGAAAATCCTACACCAACCCAACTAGGCCATTGTTCAGTAAAAGACCTAATCTTATTCGCCATCTCAACAGAGGTATCTAGCTTGTTGGCAATAATTAGAATTTTTTCGGGTTTTTGTTTTTTAGCAAAGACTAATTTTTTTGATGCCCATGCCGCGGTTACTGTGGATACCCCGGCTTGTCTATATTTTAATGCAATATTTTCATTGAATCTTTCGTAGTCCTCAATAAGACTAACTTGGTCAGGAAATAAATCTAATGGTACGTACTTTGATACCGTATTATCGTATGTCTGTAAATAAGTACGAAGTGCATATGGAGTATTTCTCATGCACTTCGTAACTTCTATTATTAATTGTTCTTTTGTCAAAATAATTATTCTCTTGAGATACCCATACTAGATAGGAAATCATCTAAATCGTCATCACCCAAATCATCAGAATCTTCAGAATCACCACCACCTTGTTGTTGTTTGTATTCTTCGTATTCATCTTTGAGTGTTTGAGCTTTTTTCATGATTTCCATAAACTTAGCAGTGGCTTTTTTATTTTTTGATTCGTCTGTAGATATTACATCCGCCATTATGTTTAAAAATTCTTTAGCCTCAACTCTATAAAGTTCCATTTCAAACCAGTTTATTAAACCTTTGTTTGATGAATCAAACATTTCGTCAGGCATTACCATCCTAATTTTTTCAACAATTTCAGGGCCAATCCGTAATTGCATTGGTTCATTTGCTAACGTATCTGTTTGTCCCAGTACTTTTTGAGCCATTTCAGTATCTTGGGGGAACCCAGATTTTGCATTTACTCCTTTGATACCTTTAATTATCTCATGACAAAGTATCGGAAAAATCATACCATAAGCCCTAATTGTGATATCGTTACTGTCTCCCTCATCACCACCTTCATCACCACCTTCATCATCATCATCATCATCCCCACCATCTAATTCAACTTTACCAGCAATACCTTGTCCTGTTTGACTCATCATTTCAATCATTTGTTCCATTGTAAAATAAAAAAAATCATTGATTGACATTATCTTATTATAAAGAGGGTATAAACCAGAATCAATTGCATCCAACTCTTGTTTTACTTCAGGTTTTCTAAATACATAATGTCCTTTTTTAGCAGCTCCTTGAACAAGCGCGTTAATAATATTTCTCTTATGTTTTTCAAGTTCAAATTGTTCTTGAGGTGTCAAATCTTCAATATCAAATGATGGGAATGCTAAATTTTGTTTTTCTTCACCATCTTCTTCCTCCTCATCATCTTCTTCGGGTTGATATCTAAAATTAGATACGTCAATTGGTTCTTCGTTCAGATACATTTCAAGATTAACCCATGACTCATTAAATTCTGTTTCATCAAAACTTATTTTTTTGGCAAGTTCTTTTAACTCTTCTTTATGTCTACTTTCACGTCTCATTACATCGTAAGTAGCATTCATCATTTCACCCATTAACATTTGCTTAACGTTAGCTGGAGACAAATCTTGAATACCCGTTACTTGTTTTAAGGAATCAACTACTTTACCAAATCTTTGTGAAACTAATCTCTGTACATCTTCAGCACCTTTTTTCATTGCCGGATTAGAAGAATATATGTCTTGGCCAGACATTAATTTTCTTTCAAGGTTAGGGTCCATTCTTTCACGTCTACCACCGTAATCTATTTGTTCTTTTATTTTTCTCATTTTTTTAACATTTTCATTATTGTGTCAATTATTTTTTCCTTAGCTTCTTCAGGGTTAATATTCTTAGCCATAGGAGCTTCTCTAGTACCCGGATATGGATTTTTACCGGGACGCAAAGGAGTTTTTACCGGTGATGGTGGTGGCTTAGTTCCTGGTTTAGTTTCTGGTTTTGTTTTTGGACCAGATGGAGCGATAGTAGGAGAGTTTTCGGAAACTTCCTTACTTTTTTTCTTAGCCATAGGAGCTTCTCTAGTACCCGGATATGGATTTTTACCGGGACGCAAAGGAGTTTTTACCGGTGATGGTGGTGGCTTAGTTCCTGGTTT